CCATGATGGTGGATGCGTAGTTAGCTGCAGATGCACCACCAGCGGTGTTCTTGAGGGCAACAAACGGGAAGGTGCGGGTCAGACCGTTCTGACCGTCACCAACGTCTGCGCCACCGACCTTGACCCGAGACATCTGGAAGCTGATGAAATCAGCCGCCTTGTCATTCGAGGTGGTCAGAACCACGTTTACAGAGACTTCAGTCTCGTTAATGAAGTAGTCGCGGAAAGTTCCATCGGTGAAGTAAACCGTCATATTGCCGGTCACACCAACAGTGCCTTGGAATACGTCAGGGCGGCTGTTAGAACCGACCACCGCATCTGCTGCAACCGTGTTGCCGTTAACATCGAAGTCGATGGAGGTGATGACAGCGACTGCGGTTCCAGCAACGAACAGAAGACCGTTAGCACCAGCAACTGCACCTGAAGTGCTGATCGCGCTGGGGCTGGTCAGTACCTGTGATGCACCCGTGGTAAGGCCGAGACCAACCAGCGGGAAGTTGACAGTAGCAAGACCGGTGGCCGGGATCGTTACCGCGCAGTTGGTGACATTCACATCGGTGAACAGTTCTGACTGCGAGATGTCATCGAACCAATGCTCAATCGTGTAATAGTCGTGCGTCTGGCTGGATTCCGGGACGTAGGAAACCTTACCGGGAACCGCAACGGTGACACCCGTCACTGAGGTTGATTCATTCGCGAGTGCTGCGCCATTCAACGGGCTAACAGTCAGCGTGGTAGCCGTGACCGCAGTAACCAGAAGGTTTTTGCCGATGTTGGCTGCAACCAGCGTACCGCCTGACAGACGAACGACCATGCCAGCCTTGATGCCAGAGGTCAGCGGGTTGCCGGTCTGGAACGTGATAACGCCAGTCGATGCAACCAGCGTGATTGCTGCACTGGTCATGGAAGAAACTGCCGTGAAATCCTGACGCAGTACGGAGGCCATCAGATCCTTGTAGGTTCCAGGCGATACTTCACCCGCGATAGAACCGGTGACCTGGCGGGGGCCATGACGATAATCCGCGATCTGCTGGTCAGGGCGAATTTCCGCTGACTGGTATGCTTCCTTGGTCAGGTTGATGGTTGAACTGGTGCGGCGAAGCTGCTGACCACCAGAGCCAGATGCTGCTGAACCGAGTCCAGACTGTTTTTTGTAAGCAAGAATCTTGCTTACGCCTTGTGCAATGTTTGCCATTTGCGTCTACCTCTAAGGGAAAATGTCTGCCGAAAAATAGATCGTCACGGGAAGCCGATAACGATCACCGTCAATAATCGCCGGGGCGATAGTCGGGGTGCGATCAATCAGAACATCAGTGCCGCCTGACGATAGACCCAATCCACGCTGAAACTGATTACGGATCAGTTCAGCCCTTGCTGATGCTGCCTTAGGCCCTGTTCCCGGCGGGTAGCACAACAAAACCTGTAAAAAACCAATCACCCGGTACATCCCATCACCCAATGTGGGATTCTGCGTATCCGATACCGCAAGATTGACTTGCTGGTATGGCGTTCCTGTCACCGGAGTATACGGCACACTCTCCCAGGCAGTCGCAATCGCTGGGCTAATTGCGTTGAGCCTAGTTTCAAGAGCGGCGCGAATGTTGACGATGCTCATATTTTTAGGCTACTAGCGACAGACTGAATGGCGATCCGTACCCATCCAGTCGGCGCTTGCCGAGGCGAATGATACGGTGGGTATTCCAAACGCCGAATATACGGCACATTGTTGGACAAATACATCACAGTCCCCGGCTGAATCTTGGAAAGTGCTTCGCTTACAGTATCCGATCCATCACCATCAATGCGATCAATTTCGCTACGAATCGGTGCGCCTGTGCTGGCTTGCCAATTTCCTTTTGCGCGACCGCCCACATAGCCCGGTGGCGCGGGTTTTGTCCAATATGTCGGATCACCAACCGGTGTGCCTTGAATCACACGCCGAAAAATTTCGGTGGTTACCTTCTTAACCGCGCCATCAACATTCGTATTGATTTTGACGGTGATCTTGCCCAGACTCATCTTCGCACCTGTGAAACATAGAGCGCGTGTTCTTCACCTGACCAGATGACCTGTACCGCTATCACGGTATAGGTCACAGAGTCGACTATAAATCGGTCATTAGGATTCGGTTCTGTATTGCCTTTTGCGGCAATCGTCAACTTTTTATCACCCTTTTCAACCAGTCCAGCGGCGTACTCTTCGCCAGAATATTCCTCAAGGATGGCCTTTGGTACTCCGACACTCGTAGAACCACCAGAAACATCACCAGTAATCGGGTCATACGTTCCCTCGGTCACAATGGTGTGACTGACTGCCTTGCCGTATTTGTTCAGCAAGCGAACAGCAGTGGCTCTGGCTTTGGTGTCGAGTGCTGTCATGTCCGCATCAACTTCACTTGGTTGGCGCTGGAAGCAAAGTAAATGCTCAGGCTGTTCTCGACTTGCAGATACCTTTTGTATTGCGGACTGAATTTGTCGTACTCAACCTCAATCGGTCCGACTTTTTCACGAATCGTGACCTGACCTTGATCGTCCAGCAATGTCTCGGTATTGGCTTTCAGCGCAAGTTCAGCGCAAGCGTTCTTGACCAGAGTCGGGACAATGTCAAAGTCAACGTATTCCGGGTACGCATTGACCGAGCAAATATCCCTGACCGGCACATAGATGCGCGGCCAGTCTAGTGCTTGGGTATTGACGTAACGGTAACCATCCCAGCGCAGGCGATAAACAGCGACCATGTAATCGGTCGCACCACGCAAAAGCTGTTCTTTTTGGGTGGTAGTCAGCGCCGCCCAATCCGTATTGCCGCGGTTGCTGTGGTAAGTATCGGCATCAGAAACGCTGATATAGCTTTCGCTGTTCGGAAGTCCGCTGCCATCTTCAACGATCAGGCTCATTCTTCACCCCACTCAAGCATCCCATAGACACCAGAACCATCAATCACCGTGTTGTCAGCAAAGATGCAAAGACCTTCGCCGGGAAGCAGCAAAAAGCCTTCTTCGTGATCGAACTCGATATTGGATGCAGATCCCGTGGTTTTGCTCACGCAGGACCGCTCTAAGAAATACGTCTCACGGGTAACTCCCGTCATAGTCAAGCCAGATTGCTTTCGATAGCAAAGCATCATGCTCGGTTCGCTGTTGTTGTCGTACCTCGTTGGCACAATTACATCTGCACCCGTAGCTGATGGTGTTCCCTTGATACGCTGCCACCCATACACGCTGTTCCCGGTCCCACCTGCATCGGCTGAGTCCAACTGCAAGTGCATTCGCAACAAGCGAACAGTCTTTGTATCGCTGTTTACCCAAACCTGATACGCCGTATCTTCGGTGAAGACGGTCGGCTTAACAGCGATGCGTGAACAATACCGTTTCATTTCTTTGCCTTCTTCTTGGCAGTCTTAGCCACAGACAAGGCAATGGCTACCGCTTGCTTTTGCGATTTTCCCGATTTCATCTCAGTAGAAATGTTCTTTGAGATACTTTTTTGGCTGTAACCTTTTTTCAACGGGGGCATAGCGATAACCTCAAATTAGGTGGGACAGCAAGAACCGTAAACAGGAATCCGGGAGCTGCCCCGATTCATCAAGCAGGCTCGTACCCGCCAGCTTTGTAGTTCTCAACTTCTGACACCGGTACAGCTACCTCATGCGGTGCTGGGTAGACTTCCGGGTCACGTTTCATCACCACAAATCCAGCGGCTTTTTCGGCCTTCTCTGCTGGTTTTTTCTCAGCCATGTTTTACTCCTAAAAAATAGGCGGGGAATGGTTACCCCGCCATTTGCTCTTAGCCGAGCAGGAGGGCAACGTGGTTGGGCTTCCAGACCTTTACGCCGTATAGAGCGCGAACTTCGATCATGGTCTTCATGTAGCCCTTGTAGACTGCAATTTCAAAGACCAGACCGGAGAAGGGGTCTTGAACGGTCATGATGTCAACCGCAGCATCGCCACCAGCCGGGAGTGCCGGGGGACGAATACCGAGTTCAACAGCGGTGCGGTGGAAAGCCACGTTAGCGGTGAAGTTGTTGCCGATGGTGATTGCATCGTTGTCAGCTTCAGCATAACGGAGACCCGGAGAGCCGATGGTGAATGAACCGCCAGACAGCGCGGTGTTTGCGACATAGATGTCAGACGTACCAGCGAAGGTAACGCAGTCACCAGCCAGCAGAGTGCCAGATCCGGTGTCAACGCTGATGGTGGTGTCACCAACGGCGCCAGCAGCAGAAAGCTGGTAGCTCGTGCCAGTACCCTTGGTATGGCTTGCAACGCCAGCAGATTCCTTAATCATCAGGCCCTGAAGGTCAAGGAGCGTACCCTGACGGAGCAGATCAGAACCACCAGCAGTGTTGACCTGCTGAAGCTGTGCCAGATTGCGGAGCTTTACGCCAGCCGCTGAGTTAATAACCAGCGTGATCTGGTTGTCAGTCGGGCAGCCGTTGTCTACGAGGATCTGACGAACTTCTGCAACCGTGTTGAAGTTGGACGCAAAAGGAGTCGTGCCAGCAGAACCTACTGCGCGTGATGCGCCTTTGTAGGCAGCCGTTGCCAGCGTAGATTCGATGTTGTTGCAGATAGCGCGCATGGCCTGCTTGATCTGATCGCCATAGATCGTTTCAAAGCCAGAGCCATTGTTGACGTGCTTGATATCTTCGCCAGTCCACGGGATCTGGACGCTGACGTAGTTATCAAGGGTCATGGTCTTGTTGTCTACCGTCTGATCGGTTCCTTCCGGAATCGTCATAGACGGAGCAAACGTGGTGTTTACGCTCGGAGTGCGGGTAAACGCAGCGCGGATCGTGTCGCCTTTAGCAGCACGAGTCGTTGCATCGCCGTTGATGGTGGATGAAGGAATGAACCCTACGAGTTCTCGGCCTACTACGTCTGCGGCCTTGTATATGTCGGCTGCAAGTGCGGTTAACGTGTTACTCATGAAAATACCTCTAGTCGATTGTTACACCGACGAGAGGTATCAGGGATTTAGCCTTCCACCTTCCCGCCAGCTTTAGCAAATTCAGACCGTTCAAAGTGTGATGCTGAATCAAACCTCTCGCGAGTCCAAACCTTTGCGCCGGAGCCGTTACCAGCCCCGCCGCTTGCACCACCGCCACCATTGCTGGGCGCGGCAATGTAATGCTTGCCTTCATCACTGGTC